ACCTATTCTCTTAATCTGTTTGGTCATTCTTACACCTAATGAAGAACCACGGCCGCTGTACATGGCACCTAAGACTTGTCCAGCACGACCTTTCTGTGTGGTCATCAATATATTATCATATTCTATTTCAAATTGTAGCGCTTCAGCAATCTGTTGACCAATATCATTAACTTCCGTTAAGATATGAGCATGATTATAACCTTTACAAACTTGTTCTATAATATTTGGAAAAACAAAAGGTTTAACTTCGTTGTTTTTATAAATGGCCACAACCTTAAAAGGCATTTGTGTTACATCAAATACAACAAAGGCAGAATAATCTTTATCAACACCTCTCGATACATCAACTGTACATACATAGGTACGATCTTTAACTGGTGCTTCAAATACTTCTACACTACCTGAAGATTTTAAAGGATTCATGTAAGGCATATTTTTAATTTTAGCAGGACTTATAAGGGTATTAACAGAACCTAAAAACTCACATTCAAACTCTTGCTGAAATTGCTCAGCACTTGTGTTTCTAATTGTTTGTTCTTTCCAAGCTTCATCTCTGCCTGGCACCTCCGACCAATGTACTTCAATTGGTATATAATCATTTCGTTTATTTTCTGCGTCTGTCCATAACTTATAAAACTGGTTCATACCATATGGCGTAGATACAATAATCATTTTAGTTTTACTACCAGCAGATATCGTAGGATAAACTGAACTAAAGAAAGACTCAGCAATATTTGTAGGTACGAATGCAAACTCATCAAGGAAAATAATATTATAAGAACCACCTCGAATGGCACTTGAAGATGTGGCAGCGGCGACTATTGTTGATTTGTTTTCTAATTCAATATTACCTTTGTTCCAATTGATCACACCTTGTTGTAACCATCTTGGTAAATTCTCATAAGCTAATTGTAAACGACCTAATATATCTCTAGCAGTTGAAGATTTGTTGGCAAGTATTGCTATGTTTGAATTAGGATTAAATAAAGCATAATGTAAAAGATAAGAAATTGTTGTAGTTGATTTACCAGACTGTCTAGGCAATTTACAAATTGTAAATCTATTATTGTGTATTGTTTCTACAATCTTCTTTTGAAAGCCATACATTTTAAATGGTACAAGACCTTCATCAAGTGATACAATACGAACATAGTTTTCCATAAAGTATAATGGATCACCAGCACACTTTTGATATTCTAAAATTTCTTCTTTAGAAAACTCTACAGGTGTGTTGACTTTTTTAAGCTGAGGATTACCGAGGTAGTGGTCACTCATTTAAGATTCCTTAATATTTTTATCTTCAGGTGTAATGTCTTTAACTTTTTTTGTTTCATCTTTGTTTAACATCTTTTGTAATTCTGCTGTAGATCCAATAAAGAGAGCATTTTTAATTTGTGGACTTGCTGTTTTTGGTAAATCTTTTAAGTCTTTTAATTTTTTTTGTAAATCTTGTAGTTTATCAACTGTATCAGCAACATTTTTAATTAAAACACCAGCAACTTCGAATGCCCTTGGATGTTGGCCTTCTTTAGCAACATCAAGTATTCCTTCTATGGCTTCTTGTCCTTGCTGAATTAAATTGTAGTAGTTTTCTCTACTGTATTTGTAGTCGTTATCAACATCATCTTTATCAGTTTCCTCTTTTCGTGGAACTAAAGGTTTGAAGTCTTGTTTAACTATTTCATTTTTAGGCTCAGGTTTATCTATGCCTAAAATCTCATTTACTTTGTCTTCCAGTTTTGTCATAATATAATACTATTTATTCGTCTGTATCTGTTGATGGATTATAATTTTTACCATCTGTAAAGTTTGTTATTGTTGTTGTGAATCCAAAATCATCATCAGCGTCTGCGCTAGTAGGATTCGGTGTAATGACTATTCTTTCTTCTCTTGTTGATTCTGGTGTATCTGTAAATAGATCAGATTGTACTTCTTTAATAACTTTTTGAGTATTCGCTGGCCCAAATAAATATGTTTTTGCAGTAAAGTTTAATGTGTATATTACTGCTCTACGACTTGTGTAATCACCACTATAACTATCTTCGTAATTAACGTCATTAAGAACAATAGGCACATCTCTTTTTATATCGAGTTCTGGTACTGCGACAACGGTGACTGTATAATCAGGTTGAAAGAATGGTAGTATTTGTTCTACAATTTGTAGACCACTTTCAGCAGTTGCTGTAAATATGTTTAGTGTGTAAGATATGTTATAAGGAACAGGTGTGTAATTATAATTCATTACTTTACCATCTTTACCTGTCTTAACAGTTTTGTATTTTTGTATTCTTGTTAACTTACGAGAACTATCATAAGAAATACCGGATATCTCAAAACTCATTCTTGGAAGTGTGACAGCAAATTCTCTTTTATCTAAATCTGGTTGTTGATCTAATCTTGTTAAAAACTTTTCTTTTGGAGCATATGCTAATGGTACAGCAATAGATTGAATTGTATTTCCAGATGCATCTTTGTTTTTAATTTGTATTTTATTAAACAGTTGGCCAAATGCCACTGTCATTCTTCTCATACTCTCGTTGTAAAAATATCTACCGAACATTAGAAACTACCTCTATCAGGATCACCAAAAGGATTTCTTTCTTGGAAATCTAATATATCATCAGCTGTAGAAGCTGTATCAAAACCAGCTTGACTATCTAAATCTAAATTATCAGCGTAATTGGATTGTGTTTGTATAGAAAAATCTTCATTAATAAAGTAATAAGATTCTCCATCAGCACTATCATTTTCTAATAATAATGAACCTGTTGCGCCTATGTTTTCACTTATAGTTACAGTAGGACTTAATCCAAGATAACTTGAACCATTTACAGTAATGTTTATTTTTGTTAATACACCAGAAGTTAAAACACCAGCAGCCGCCGCTGTTACTGCGACACCTGTTCCACTAACTGCAACACTTGTTATAGAAGAAATATCCGTAATTGTAGGAGTAGTTATTGCTGTAATTCTACCATTGGTTAATGACACAGCTGCAGAACTATTTGTTTTAGTTGTAGTATCTGTTGCCACATAAATTAATGTAACAGTTGGTACTAAACTATAACCACGACCTGGGTTACTAATAGTAAATGAGGATAATGTACTACCAGATAAGTTTGCTGATACTACACCATTTATTGTAGCAGATGGTGCTGAAATTGTAATCGTAGGAGCTGTTGTGTAATCTTCTCCACCAGAAATAATTGGTATAGAAGTAACTTGGTCACCGGTAACTACCGGAGAACCTAACACGGCACTAAATGTACCTGAATCTAATGATGTTTGGTATAGTGCTTGGTTTGTTGAATATCTTTCCTCAGCACCGTCAATCGCAGCAATACCTGTATCTAATTTTTCATTAGAGTATTCCCAACGAGTACATCTTAATTTGTAAACTGGTAGTTGTCCTAATTGAAAGAATGGCTCTTGATCTTGTACAAACTGTATCTCAAAAAAACTATTCATCAAAGGCATATAAATGATATCACCTTCGTTTGGTCTTCCTTCAACTATCATTGTATGAGCACTATCAACTTGATTTTGCCATCTTCTTTTAGATATTATAAAAGTTGTATCTTCTCTTATCTCTAAACCAAATTTATTAATAATCTCTTGTTCGCCAGCAAAGCCTTCGGTTGTTTCCATATACATTTCTAGTAAATAGGAATCATCAAATTTAGAAAGAGTGTCCTCTCCTAAAATTAAATCTCGATTAGCTAATGTTCTTGGAAGATAGTAACAGTCTTGTCCGTAAATTTTTAAACCTTCAATAATTAAATCTTCGTAAAGTCTTTTCTCACTACTGTTTCCAATACCTGTTCCGCCTTGAAAATAATGATTTGTTGCCATGACATTATCCGATCATAAGAGGTTGTGACATTTCAAATGATTTTCTTATTTCATCTTCTATTTTTTCAATGTCAGTTAATGATTCTGAGAAAATTTGTTGACCATTTAATGTAACACCACCTAACATGGCAACTCCATTAAATTTAGATAAGTTTGCTCCCCATTGTTTTTTAAATAAAGCAGTTACATATCTTTTCAAAATCATGTCATTAAAGACATCTGTATAAACTGATGGATCTAATTTTCTATAACACTCTATAACTAGAAACTCGCCAACTGTTATATCGTTCTTCCAATCTTGATCAACGTATAGTCTGTTATCATTTTGATTAAATCTTAAAGGTTTTTCTCCTACTAGAATATGATCTAAAAAATCTAAATGCCTCATTACCACATCATAGTTAACCATTGATGTTGAAGAAAAATCGTATAGATCGTTCAATCTCATTTGATATCTAACATCAAATAAGTTCATACTACCCTTTGAGGAGTATGGGAATATGTTAATAACGGAGATAACACTTTCAGGAACTACTATAAAACCATTACCTTCTTGCCAAGCAGTAGTAACTGAATTTTTAGTTACAGATTCACTAGTATTG